GGACCGACAAAGCCGACCTGATTGCCGGGTATCATCGCGGGTTTCTGAGCGATCTCCTGTACGCCCGTGGGGGAGCCGTCTGATGCCATTTCTTCCTCTGCTGCTCGGCATCGCGCCGACCGTCGCTAGCTGGATCATGGGAGACAAGACTGGTGCCGCAGTAACGAAAATCACCGGCATCGCCCGCAACCTGTTGGGCACCGACGACGCTACGGATATGGAGCGGGCTATTGCTGCTGACCCGAACCTAGCCTTGCAGTTTAAGATGGCGATCATTCAGGCTGAAGCCGACGCCCGCCGCCAGCAGTTTGATACCTTGCAGGCTCAGCTTGCTGACGTGGCCAGCGCCCGTAGCCAGACGGTAAAGCTTGCCGAGACTGGTTCAGCGATTGCGTGGGGTGCCCCGATCATCAGCACGCTGATCACGTTCGGCTTCTTTGCAATGCTGTATCTTGTGATCCGCCAAGAAATCCCAGAGAGTTCCCAGACGCTCGCCAATATCATGTTGGGTAGCCTTGGTACTTCTTTCACTGCGGTGGTTGGATATTGGGTCGGCAGTTCTGCTGGCTCCGCGCAGAAAACAAGCGCGCTTGAGAAGATTGCTCGTGGTTAGGAGCATTTGATGGCGAAGCGAGCATTGGTTAACCGGAGGCAATCTCATGCCCTTTAGCGAAGACCCGTATGGCATAGACCCATATGGCAGCAGTCCTCTTATTAGTCTTGTACCAGTCCCGACTCCTCCTGCGCCTTCTGGAACCACGACCTTCAATCTAGACCTTGGTGATATCATCACTGAGGCTTACGAGCGTTGCGGGATCATGGTCCTGTCGGGCAACGACTACCGGACGGCTCGGCGGTCCATCGATATCATGATGCAGGAATGGGCAAACCGGGGGCTCAACCTCTGGACGGTTGAAACCGGGACACAGGTCCTGACGGCTGGGACCAACACCTACAATCTGCCCATCGATACGGTTGACCTGATCGAGACCATGCTGCGTACCGGCACCGGAACGAATCAGCAGGACTACACCCTGACGAAGATTTCGGTATCGTCCTACGCCACCATCGCCAACAAGCTGGTGACGGGCCGCCCGGTGCAGGTTTACGTCAACCGCCAGATCACCCCGACCTTCACGGTCTGGCCGACCCCGGATGCTGCCCGGACCTACACGCTGGCCTATTGGCGGCTCCGTCGCATTCAGGACACCGGCACCCCGGCCTCCAACGTGATGGACATGCCGTTCCGTTTCATGCCCGCCCTTATTGCTGGCTTGGCTTACTATGTAGCGATGAAGAAAACCTCGGCCATAGACCGGGTGGCTGGGCTGAAGACGATCTACGAAGAGCAGTGGCAGTTGGCTGCGGACGAGGACCGGACAAGGGCTTCCTTCCGGTTCGTGCCGTTCATCCCCCAGAGGCTATGAAATGACGAGCCGGTTTGCCGCTGGCAGGAGGGCCAAGGGTACTTGCGACATGTGTGCGGGGGTCTACCTGCTCCATGAGCTTCGTCCGGAAATCTACAACCAAGCCCCCACCGGGTTTCTGGTTTGCTCCAGTTGCTGGGATTTGGATAACCCCCAGCTTCAGTTGGGCAAATTCCCGATCAACGATCCTCAGGCTCTGCGAAACCCCCGTGTCGATACCAACCTGATCCAGAGCCGACAACTTTGGGGATGGTCTCCAGTAGGTAATGCGTCCACCCAGTCTCAGGTATATGCTGGGTTCGTTAGCGTAAATGGTCAGTTCCAATTTCCCAATACTCAGGAGAATCCGTGATGGCTAAGGGTAAATTTGAAGATTCCAAGAAGGACAAGGATCAGGACAAGAAGCTGGCTGCCAAGAAGGGCATGAGCTTCAAGGCTTGGGAGAAGTCCCCGATGGATGCGAAGCATGACCGGCAGGGTTCCATGAAGGGACTCAAGGCTGGCGGCAAAGTCAAAGGCAAGTATTAGGAGGGACCGACCATGGCTGACAAAAAGACGAAGTCGTTAGAGTACGCCGTTGACGAAGCGGAATTTATCCCCAAGACATCGATTCGCCCGCGCAGCCCCGAACTGATGGGCCAAAGGATTCGGCCCAGTCAGTGGGACCAATATACCGACCAGAACGAGGCTGCAAGGGCTGCGGACCTTGAGGACATCAGCGCCGCATCTAAGATTGGGTTTAAGAACATGGATCGACGTATCTCCGGCGAAAGATACGCCAAGGGCGGCGGTGTCACCCGCTTCAAAGACGATCACTGCGGCCATGCAGACATGAAGCGTGGCGGTTCCGTTAAAAGCAAGTGTTAGGAGAACGACAATGGCAAAAGCAAAAGGTGTTACCAGCGGCGCGATGAAGTCTGTTGGTCGCAACATGGCTCGGGCAAATAACCAGAAGTCTTCGGCCAAGGTGCCGATGAAGTACGCCAAGGGCGGGAATGTGAAGGCTCCCAAAGAGATGGTCCCCCCGTCTGGCAAGATGGGTTCCATGAATGGCATGGGCATGGACGACAGCGGCTTTGGTTCCGGCACTGCCCGTGGCGGCAAGGCCCAGACCAAGGGCAAGGCTTTCAAGGGATCGTTCTAACCTAACCCCCAGAGGGGATGAACCGTGGCTTGGACATACACTACGCTGAAAGCTGCTATCGAGTCCTATCTGCAAAACTCCGAGACGGAGTTTGTCGATACCTATATCGATGTCGCCATCAGGCAGGCTGAAGACCGGATTTCCAAGTCGGTTATCCTCCCCGCAAATCGGAAGCATGATCTGATCAATCTACCAAGTGGCTCAACCACGGCTGATCTTCCTTCTGATTTTCTGGCTCCATTCGAACTCAGGATCAACAACGCGGGGGAGTTCACGCACGTTGATTACTCGGATGTCTCCTACATGCGTTCGGCATTCCCCAACCCGCTAATGGTTGGGGTGCCTCGCTGGTATTCGATGTTCGATGCAACAACCATCATCTTGGCACCCACTCCGACAACTGGTCTGAGAGGGTGGCTCAACTACTTCCACAAACCGGAGTCCATCGTTACTGCCGGAACTTCGTGGCTCGGCAGTAATGCCGAGAACTGTTTGCTCTATGGCTGCTTGGCAGAGGCTTACACCTTTCTCAAGGGCGACCCTGACCTGATGAAGCTGTACGAGGAAAAGTATCAGGTTGCTTTGGGTGGTCTGAAGAAACTTGGTGAAGGCATGGACCTTGGGGATGCATATCGAATGAATGAGCGCCGGGTGACTGCATGATTCAGCAGACCCCCACGGCCAGTTTCAGACAACAATTGCTGGAGGGCGTGCATGATTTCCGCACGACCGGGAACGTCTTCAAAATTGCCCTCTACTCCAGTTCCGCCACGCTTAACTCCTCGACCACGGCCTATTCATCCTCCGGGGAGGTTAATGTTTCCGGCTACACGGCGGGCGGGGCAACCCTGACCAACGTGAACCCTTCCTCCAGCGGCACCACTGGATTTACAAGCTTCTCTACGGTGACATGGGCGGCCAGCGGACTGACCGCTCGCGGTGCCTTGATCTACAATTCAGATGCTGTGGGGTACACCAACCCGTCCGTCATGGTTCTGGACTTCGGGATGGATCGTTCTGACCTGAGTGGGGTTTTCACGATTACCTTCCCAACCTTTAATTCCTCATCTGCGATTATAAGGGTTAGCTAAATGCCCAGTACATACTCAACCAATCTCAAGCTGCAATTGATGGCCACGGGCGAGGACAGCGGCACTTGGGGCGTCAACACCAACAACAACCTTGGCACCCTGATCGAGGAGTCCATTGTCGGTGCTGCTACGGTTGCCATGGCAGACGCCAATCAGACCATCACGACCCCTGATGGGGTCACGGGAAGTGGTCGCCATGTCTATCTCAATTGTACTGGGGTCCTGACAGCCAACCGCAATCTGGTTGTTCCGACATTGAACAAAAACTACGTCGTTACCAATTCGACCACGGGTGGGTTCTCCATCGTGGTCAAGACGACAGCCGGTACGGGTATCACCATAGGCCCCGCCCTGAAGCGGTATGTCTACGCTGACGGAACCAACGTCGTAGAGGC